AGACATTCTCTAGGTATTACCACCCTACAGAACACCCTGATTACACTTACACTGTACATCTCTGTCTTCACTCCCCCCCTTACAGCCTATTCTACAGCAATGCCTGAAGATGCAAGCCGCAACATCCAAGACGAACGATTCCAAGAGGCGATCATTCGGCCCACCCCTCCCAGTGAGCCCGCCGCGTTTGTCAACGATACAACAGGAAAAGTTGTTCCAACTGGAAATACAGCATCGTCTGATTCCCGGTCCCGAACCCTTGACCTTCCCAACCGAAGCGCAGTTGAAACCTCATCTGGCTCGGCAACGTTTGCAAAGGAAATTGACATTTCCCGAAATGTCATTCAAAGCTCAGGTGACCCTTTCACTATCGAAGTAGTCCCTGATACTCGATTTCCACTGTATGTACTCACTGAATACGTGCAACGCACCTATTCCAACTTTGACTTTGAGTCCTACTCTATGGTCAGTCCAGCTTCCCTCGTTGGATACTTGTTGTACATGATACATGCATATATCTTCCTGATTGACGTCTACGAATCATCAACCATGTCAGCTTACGCTGAAGAAGTTGATACTACGCACGCTCTGCGTAAACTCGTTGATACATTTTCGAATGCTCATGTCCCTGACATAGTTTTTGAAATCCTTCAATCCATGCTCCCTCATCGACTTGATACCCGCTCTCGACTCGAATTTCACACCTCCTATGGTTCAGTCCTTTTCAAGTACGATTCCCCAAGGCTCCCTCCTCCGTCTATGTTTCTATTGGCTCACAACCAACTGATTTCACAGACTCGCGATAACGCAGCTTACCGAAACTGGCTCGCAGAAGATCTCATCACCTACAATCACGAGACCTTCCGAGTTGCCAATTTCATCGGTGGCCTATATCAGCGTACTGAGAACAATACAGTGAACACCTATACTTATAGGAACTGGTTCGCTCGCTCTCTTTCACGACTCGCTGACTCGGCAACACACCGTACGCACCTCCGACGCCCGGACATCCTGGATTTTGATTACCCAATCCCTCGCTACACAGCAGAGACTTATAATCCATATGTTCACCTACTCATGTTGGAATCAAAGCACCGCGTTACAACGCTGAACTTTCTCACTTCGTTGTCTAATTTTTCTTCAACGGCCCTTAAAGCCCCGAAGACGATTGGCAGCCTGTTAACCGCTCGATCAAGTCAGATCACTCGACTTGTAATCAAAGGTCCAACAGCCCCAACCTGGCACACCCAGAAGATAGTCGATTTCGACTTATCTGGAAAAGCAAAAACTGGTTCTTTTAACCAATTTTGTGATGCAGCCCGATTTGGATGCCAACGCCCCGACAACACGGAAACACAGAAGCTTCCTTTCCCGGAAGACCCTTCTGTCATCCAGCCCGAATTGTATCTGGTTCAACCAGAAAACAAACGGTCTACCTTCGAACCTGTCACTGCAGACGAAGAACTTCATACCGAAGGTATGAATCTTCTTTTCGACGCATACGATGACGACCCAAGCGCTCATTACGCTACAGTCATCAGTGGCAAGCTCATCCAGAACACCAACGTGGATGGACAGATCCTCCCCCTGCCCAATCCTGTTGATGCACTTCCGAAAACGAATTCACGATACCTTACTGGCGCAATTTGTGTCAAAAATATCGTTCCCGAATTCAACGAGACGCCTGTCTATCTCTATCCGAGATATCTTCGACACGGCAGAACTGAGTCCATGACTAGTTTGCTCTTTAACTGCAAACAAATTTGGATTCCACGGTTCATGCAAGCGATTTCCGCTCTCCCTTCCCTCTCCTCGTTCCAATTGAACGATGGCGCAGATGGAATTGTCCCGACTACGAACGTAGTCTCAACGGACAATCACCTCAAGCCGAAGGATAACGGAAAACAGGTTCTTCTATGGTCTAGCTACCGACATCGACGTGGCTCTGACAGACCATCAGAGGACACCGTCTTTTTCTACGCTACCCTAGAACATTTCTTTGGTACTCGTAGCTCCCTTATGCAGACATATAACCTGCATCAGCTACTCTCGCTTAACTAGTTTAAATTAGCGATTTTCTTTCTGTTTTTTGGTTCCACCCATTTTCAGAGTTCAACACGAACTTTTCATTTACTTATTCAACATAAGTAAATCGGAACATTTTGTTTACTTTTCATTTCTTAGTATTTCATTGGTCCGATTTACCTTACAATAAGAATATGAAAACAACAAAAAAACATCAAAAAACCCCAAAAAAAAAATAAAAAAAACTTC